CCCACTGATATATTATTGCATGTAATATTTCATGAATAAAAGTGTTGCCATGAGAAACAGAATCTTCTGCGGAGGATAATGCTATCACTCCTTCACTAGTTAAAAACTGTCCGTGCAATTCATTTACTCTTGCCATAACAGAATCTAAAACTTTTATATTATAATCTCTATATCCTACTTTTATATTTTTTTTCATTAATAACCAAACACTTTATCTGCTACCATATCTTTTGTTTGTCCTACTCCAAAGTCATGAAACTTTTGTGATATAGGGTGAACAGGTCTACTCATACATCCATATCTAAGTGCATCATAAGCATGGTCCTCTGCATGTGTATCTACATCTTCAGGATTATTTTTATCTGTAGGTAACATAGGAAGTGTTCTAACTAAATTAACACAATTATCAAAAACAAATAATGTAGGATATCCTGTATCTTCATCTAGTTTTAATCTTTTATGTATTTCTAATTTACCTGCTATTCTACTTCTAGGACTTCTGTCTGATGGTCTCCATCTACATCCTTCTTGTACCATAGTTTCTGCAATACTTGGTCCTATGTCTCCACGTCTAGCCCAAGTAGAACTATCAAGAACTCCGTAACGAATATACTCACCATCTTCTAACTCCATTACTTTTTGTGCAAATAAATCTGCAGTAAGTTTTTTAGTATAGAGTTCTCTGTAGATAAAAATATTATTATCAAAATCTATTGCAAACCATAAACAACAAGCAGGTGAACTATATCCCCAGTCTGCTGCTCTAAACTTCATCCAGTTTCTAGGAATATCAAAAGGTTTTACTACATGTAGTTCTTTATTAAATTCTGGAAAAGATGAATCTTCAAATGCTTCCCAGTTACCATCTAAGAATTGTTTTCTTTGTACTTCAGGTAAAGATGCTAACATGGCGTAGTAATCGTCTGTCTGCATTAAGTAAGGATTGTCTTGTAACTTTGCAGGTATAAATCTTCTTGATATCTTTTTTATACCATTAGGTGTCTGTATGTCAATATCAAATTTAGTATTAGGTGTAGAGGGGTCAACAAACATTTCTTTTACCCACTGTGAACCAACATTACCTGGATTACCTGTTGCTCTCATAAACACTGGTATTTCAGGGTCTACACTTCTTAATGATGAACGTAAGAAGTTATAGATATCTTGTGTTGGATATTGAGGTAATTCATCAATACCAATCCATGTATAAGATTGTCCTTGATATCTTAAAACATCTGTTAAATTTTCTGCATATCCAAATTCAATTCTAGAACCTGAAGGGAATTTCCATTCTTTTTCTTGCTCTCTCCATTTAGCACCAGGATATGCTTTTGGATATAATTGTTGTGAATGATTTATTAAATCTCTTAACTCAGGCATTGTACGTCTAATTAATAATGCTCTGTGTTTTTGTTTATCACAATATCTAAGTGGGTCAACAAGCATGGCATAAGATTTACCACCACCTCTTGCTCCACCATAAAAAACTTCTCTTTCTGATGATGCTAAAAATTCTGTTTGAGGTCCTTCGTTTGGTTCGAATATAACTTCTTTTTCTTTAATAGCATTTCTAATACTAGGAGTTGTTTCTTCTATCTTATCTTCTTCAATAAGATTCTTTATCTATTTCTTTTAAACTATTTTTAGTAGCCCAATAATTTTTTTGTGCTTTTACTAATTCTTTTTTCTTATCTAATAATTTTTCTTGTGCAGATTTTTTAGCTTTCTTTTCTTTAACAGTTAGATTTTTATTTAAATCAGCTACTCTTCTTCTGCCAGTATTTCTAGGTTTAGGTTCGTCTACCACCCTTTATTTATTTTCCTTTTTAATACTTCTCTTAATCCCATTCCTGTAATTTTTCTACCTGAATGATGTGATAACCATTCTGCAGTTTCTCTGTAACTACAATGATTCTCAATAAACTTTTTTGCTTTATTTAGTAATTCCATTTCTTCTGGAACTTCAACTAACAATTTATCGTTTTCTTCTGAGACCTCATAACCAAAAGGAATAAGTCTAGATACTCTTCGTCTAGTTATTCTTAGGGGGGAGGATGAAGATTCCGTGGGCGACTTTTGCATTAACATCTATCTTTTCCTTTTTAACTAATCCTATTCTATCTAAAACTTGTTTTGCAGCTTCTAATCTTACATTAGCACCAGGGGTTGTACTCTCTTCAATACCCATAGTATTAATAACTTGCATACTAGCTTTGGGAGCAAACGCTGCTAATACTTGTTCTGCTCTATCTATTATTTCTTCTTTTAATGCTTTTAGAGGAACTGTATAATGTGAATATCCTGCAATCTCTCCTGCTATCTTTGGGTCTCCATTAGCTTCACCAAACAAAGCATCTAAAAAATCTTTTTGTTTATCAGTTAACTCTACTGATTTATTATCACTAGGAACTAACATTCTTTACCTTTTGTAAATGTTTTTCTGTTCTTTCCATTAACCAATCAGGAGATTTTCTAATACCCACTTGCTCTTCTATTTGTCTTTCTTTCATTTTATTACGAGCAGAATCTATCATTTGGTCTCTACCCTTATGTTCTACTCTTTCAATAAAAGCTAACATAGGTGCAGTAATAACTTGTTCTATGTTTTTATTTTTTAATAAATTTTCTCTTTCTTCAAAGGATAATATTTCATCCCATATCTTTCCTGTTTTTTTATTTTTAAAAGAATATAATGGCATTACTTTCCTTGTCCTCTGTATTTTTTATAAGAGCGTCTTTTGTGTTTATTCATTGTACTAAATCCTATTTTACCTCTACCTATTGTTGTTCTCTTTGGTAGTGATATAATATTAGTAACTACAGTTTGTTTTCTTGGCATTACTTAATTGTAAAATATTTTCTTTGATATGTATTTAATTCTGGTATTGTAGTAATATCTGTATCATGCTCACATAATTTTTTATATAAACTTTTATTATCTATCCAACTTCTACCATTCCAAAATTCAAATCCATCAAACCTAGATTTATATACACTTGATTTTTCATAGCCGTAAGATAAATAATATTTTTTACATTTATTTTTTATAGACCAGTCTATTTCGTGTAAAGTTGCATATGTTCCCATTCCTAATTTTGGATTTTGATAATCCCACGCAAACTGGCCTGTTAGAACGTGTTTGCTATTAAATACTTTTAGTTCTGTAAATGCAACTGGTTTATTTTTATAATAGTAAATAAAATATTTCCAGTCTATATAATCTTCTTTTTCAAATATTTCACTTTCTTCTTCATAATCTTTTTCATGAAATTTTTTATATTGAATATATTTTTTATAAATATCAGAAATAGTAATGAAAAGTGAATCATCTAATTTATCATAAACTTCTACTCGTATATCTTTCTTTCTTAATATCTTTCTTTGTTTTTTACTAAATGTAAATTTACTTAATAGTAACCTTGTATTCCTAGCATTAATCCAAGTTAATCCATCTAGTTTTGTATAGTACCAAGATAAAGGAATCCACCCTTGTTCAAATGCTTGACAATATTCTTTCTCTTCAAACTTAGCTAAAGCTAAAGAATATATTAAATCGTGATGAGTTAATTTTCCTGTAACGTGGTCAAAAAATAATTTCACTAAGGTCGTTCAAACTGAGTCATGTATGAATCGTCAGTTGTCGTATCTTCCTCTCTAGTATTCTCCACTGTATAAAAATTTTGGTCTATCTTATATCCTGGATTTTCTGTTAACCTTTTATCCATGTATGCATCATCATACCAAATAGTTCTATTGTTTGGATATGCAAAAAAGTTACCATCATCCATTCTAAACATGTGAGCACATTTATGTTCTGGGTCTTCACTAAAGTTTGTATCTAACATTCCTGCTTTATTTTCCCAAGCCCAATCTATTGTAAACATGTATGTGCCTTTTCTTTTAACACCTTTATAGTCTACAAGTTCTGCTCTGCAGTTTGCTAATCTATTTCTTCTTTGTACATCAACATAAGGTGAAAAACAATCCCAGTATTGATGTATATTTAAATTATGTTTGGGTGCATCTTTCTTCCAACAAAATGCATGGATAGGTCTTCGTGTCCAGTTTACACCATTAGGAAGTAAACATTCAAATAATAATGCTCTTCTCTCTAGACTATTTACTGTGTGTATATCAGCAAAGGTAAAATCACCATGGCCTTTTTCGTGGTCGTATAAATATTCATCTCTGATGTATGCACTAAATGGGGGTAGGTTATGATTTAGATATGCCACGATTCTTTTTTAAAGCTAGTTTACCTTTTTTAAATATACTTACTACTTCTGTTTTACCCATCACCTTTGCTCTTTGTTCTCCTACAGTTAGTATTTGAACTTTCCTTGCATAAGGTTTTTTAATCTTTTTAACTTTTGCTA